TCGCCACGTCCTTAAAACGTGTTATAGTAGTAATTAATTACTCGCAAAAACTATACAGATCAATGTTAAGAGATATTACGGTCATAACATTGCAACATAGTTCCCATCTATAGTTGTTGGATGGAAAGAAAATTCTGCTTACACAAAGCTTGAAACTCTCCTGACTCTAGGAGTATGCGACCAACATCGCAGGACAGCCCACAAAGAACGTGAACTGAAAATCGTCACAAAATGATCTAAACAAATTATAATTCGTCAAAGAACCATCAGGTACGATAAAATTTGCAGCAGTAATGGGCTGCGATCTTTCCGTGCTGAAAGAATTAGTATTATTCGGCATAATAACAAGTGAAATAGGATACTTGTTATAGTACGGGACACGACAATAACCGTACGAAGAGCTAGGCTCAGCCATGGTAATACCACCACCACCAACCATGACGCCAGGAGCGCCAACAGTTGGATTACTCCATGGATAGACAGTCCCTGGTGCCGGAGCATTGTAACCAGAGAAAACAACATCATTTGCGCCAGTAGGATTTACCAAAGACATGAAAACTACACCATCTTTGCCAGTAGCATATGCGGGTTTAAGCATAATCCTTGCACTACCTCTATAAAAAGCATAGAGAGATGCAACCCAATTGCTAATATCGCCACCAGTTCGTGGAGCCTGCAATACACCAGTAGCAGAAAGATTTGTAACTGAAGCAAAGGCAAAAGGAAACACTGCCAACGTGGTAGCAGTATTACCAGAAGGTAAAGTAGTACCACTATTGTACCATGTAGAGAAACGATTCAAAAATTGTTTAAGCGAAGTAAACTGCTCACCAATACATGATTTAGCTGCTTCTAAGCTAAGATTCTCTCGTCTACTCTCTGCAATACCACTATCAACAATAATCTCATCTTGCCCACTCTGTAATTGAAAAGGCTGTTGCTGCTGCCAATTACTAGGATTACTATATTCAAAGTCATCACCTGCAGTATAGTACACTATATAATCAATCGTTGATGAAGCGTTTTCAGGACAACGCAATTCATTAATAACTGATATCTGTACAGTACCACTACACCTCAAAGGTGCAGAATTAGTAGAGATGTATCTCTGAGGTAGCATGTAGGGTAAATTAAGCTTGACTTCGCTCTGATATCTAAGATCAACAACTTCACGCAATGAATAAGCAGAAGTATTGATACTGGGAAGAGTGGCAGGTGATAAGGAATACGGTGTAAAAGTAACCTCAAAACGACCAGTATGCAACAAAGTCTTAGAAAACTTAATATGCATATTAATACTACCACGCCAATATTGGAAATGACCATTGAGCAAAACCCATGGTGCACCATTAAAAACAATCAATGTATGAGCACCCCTGGTAACAACTTGTTGCTTAACTATGGTAGAAGGCGAAATGGTACACTGATAGATAGCAGTGCCACTAGTCTGAGATGTAGTCCAAGTATTAACAGAGTGGAGATGAGGAATACTCTTAAGAAAAGCCATAGACATCTCATCTTCATTAGTTATGGACTTGGTATCTGTAATCTCAACATGGTTATCCTGGATAAGTGCTAAAGGAAAAGCTAAATCATTACCATCTGAGGTAGCAAAATACCTCAACAACTGATGTCCCATAACAGTAACGGCTTGCTCAGAATCAACCTTACTCCATCCAAAGATACTAGCAACACCACTAGCAGTACGAGCCACCCAACTAATAGTACCCATAACAGGACTAAGTAGTGGAATAGAACTTAGAGAGCTAGCAGCTTTGCTTACAAGGGAAAGAGAGGTAGAAATTGGTCTATCCTCCATAGCATTAGCCTCCTTACTAGTAGTTGCGGAAAAACTAACTTTACGCTTACCAGACTGTGGCAGTATTGGAGCGGCCAGATCAACCTCATCAAGGTAGGCATATACACTTATCTGGACTTCCGAGTTACCAGCAGCACCAGTGCGCAGAGGAGCTATAACTGTCATAAACACAGTACCCCAATCATAAACACCTTCCTTTAGATCATAATAATCATAAGGAGTGATATAAGGTATGGCAAGAGTAGCTATAGAATCACGCGCAGACACCTCAACACAAGGCTGCTGCCTCTTAGATATGAGATCAGAACGTGCACCAGTAGTGAAGCCACCATCAGCACCAGCAAAAGAAGAATAACATGGAAAATACCTAACCATAAAAATTCCCTGCTGAAAAGGATTTGCATTAACGGTAATCCTTAAATTAAACCGTGCCCGAAGCAACTCAAAACCAGCTATCTTATTAGTCCAGATAGGCTGAGTAGTGATCATAGTCGCTATGTTGGCTAACCATATATCTGTATTAGTGGCTTGACTGATATTCCAAACTACAGTAGTCATTAATACGGGTTTAGCTAAAAAATCTTTAATGGATTCAAGACGAAGCTCTATATGGTCGGGGATCTTAGATGTAGAGTACTCTTTTCTAACAACTGTATCATTCTCAACAAAACAGGTAGTTGATGAAGGGTCACACTCTATAGTAGCATCTAAAGAATTGTTCTCGCTAGTATTAAACTCAACTGGGCGCGAGCCACTCTGCAATTGAATTGGTGATTTATCATCCTGGTCACCAACCAGGGAGGACGCTTTCGAAATTTTATTCGAACTGCTTAGGCTGTAATCCTCATAACCCGTTATTATATATACAAACTTAACTTTCATATTTACATTCAACAATACATGATAATTATAATATTTACAAACTATGTACAATACAAATGCGCCTTGTTAGAACGCATAGGGATATTCCAATCTACAGGCGTGCTCAAAGCACACCCCAAAAGACTGGTAATCAACATGGA